TGCTGAAATCCGTCCGCCCGCTCGGCGTGTTGACGTTGGCGCTCCGGGTCCGGCCGAGCCGGTTGCGGAACTGCACCGGCGTCGTGGCCAGCGCATATTCCCCCGTCCCGGGCATCACCGCGACCGCGCGCACCGCACGTGTCACGTCGACGGGCTGATCCGGCTCGGCGCCCTGGTCGGCCCGCATCACCTCGAAGCTGAACTGCGGCACCCGGTTGCCGTAGGGCGAAAGGTTCAGGTCCTCGATCACCACATAGGCGAGGCCACGATAGGCCGGCGCCAGCCCTGCGCCCTGCACCGCCTCGATCTTGGGATCCGGCATCTGCGTCTCGGACCCGGTGTAGACCCGCAGCGCGATCGAGGTCGGCGCGATCTCGATCCCGTCGGCCCAGATGCGGCCCACGCGCGCGATCTCGCCCTCGCAGAGCCCGATGGCAAGGCTCACCGAATAGGAATAGCTCGTGATCGTCGGCGTCGCGGGTCTCCCCCCCTTGCCCGACCCGCCCGTGGTCGAGGCACTCTCGCGGAAACGTGACGCCCAGATCACCTGTCCCGCGATCCGCGCCCTGCCGTGAACCCGCGCCACCGGCGCGCCCTCGCTCGCCCCGGTCAGCCGGAACCGGTCGACCCGGCCCGTCTCGACCGCCTGGCTGCCCGATCCAAGGATCTGCTGGTCGATGATCGACCCGATGGTCGCCCCGATCGCCCGGCCGATGACGGCGCTGCCGATGCCGAAGACGCTTCCGCCGAAGGCGCCGCCGACGGCCGCGCCCACGGCGGACAGGATGATCGTCGCCATCAGAGGATCCTTTCGGGAAACGCGAAACAGGCGACGACCCGCCGCCGCCAGGGCGCGCTCAGCGCGCTCTCGACTACGCCGTGCCCGGCATAGGCATGGATGAACCGCGGCTCGGGGCCGGCGGCGGACAGAAGGCCAAGGTGCTTCGCCACCGCCCCTTCCGCCATCCGGAAGAGGAGGACATCGCCCGCGCCGGCCTCAGCGGGCGGACGCGGCAGGAGGTGTCGGCACGCCGCCGACCAGAGCCGCTCCTCGCCCGCCGCCTCCGCCCAGTCCCAGGTATAGGCAGGCGGCACCTCGGGCTCGGCGCCGTACAACGCCCGCCAGACCCCCCGGACCAGCCCGAGGCAGTCCGCTCCCGCCCCCCGGCATGAGGCCTGATGCCGGTAGGGAGTCCCGATCCAGCCCCGCGCCTCGGCGACCGCGCGCCCGGCCACGTCCGCCGTCATGTCAGCGGACCGCCGTCGTTGCGCCCGCTGCGCGTCGGGTAGCTGATGAGCCAATCCTCACCTGGAATGTCAGGAAAGCCGCGAAAATTGATGAAATTGCTGAACTTCATACGACAGGTTTCGGCGCGGCGGTCGCATCCGGCGGTGACCGCGACCGCATCACCCACCGCGATCGGCGCGCGCAGGTCCGACCAGAGCTCGATCCGCCGCGCGGCACCGCTGCCGCGGTCCTCCTTGACCACGGCGAGCAGCCCTTCCGCCGCGCCGCCGAGGACGCGCAGCGCGCCGCGCGTGAACCAGCCCGGCGCGTAAAGATCGAGCGCGCCCAGATCCAGCACCCGGTTGTCCCCGACCCCCAGCACCGCCCGCTCGGCCCGGAACTCCGGCCGGGCCAGATTCACCCTGCAGGCCGCATCCCCCAGCACCGCCCCGCAGGGCTTCTGGTAAAGCCGCCCCTGAGGCAGGTTCAGCGCCTCGGTCAGCCCGCGCAGCTCGGCCGTGAAGGCGCCCGCCCCGGTCCGGATCTCGCCGATCGCGCCGCGGAACAGCAGCTTCCGCTCCCCGACCTCGCGCCAATTGACCAGCCAGCAGCGTACCTCCGCCCCGTCGAACCGCCCCGCACGGATGTCCTCCTCGCGGATCGAGGTGTGGGACAGGACCCCCACCGCCTCGCTGTTGTCGACGGCAAGCCCCGTGCCCTGCTGCAGCGCCCGCGCGCTCAGCCCCGCATCGGCGGCGAAGGCGATGCCCTCGAACGCCAGCGGCAGGTCGTGGTCGGTGAACCCCAGCGTCACCCCGTCCCGCCGCGTCACCGCCCAGCAGCGCGCGACGGTCGTGGCCCCGCCTGCGAGATGCGCCAGAAGCGCCGCCCCGCTCACAGCCGCACCTCAACGACCGGGACCGAGGGCACCTCGCCCGCCTGGAACCCGGCGATCGAGATCTGCAGCCGGTCGGTGTCGAACCGCACCGGCACGTCGAACTCGAACCCCGCCGTCACCCGCGCCCCCGCCCCCGGCGGCTCGAGGAAGGTGACGAGCCCGGTCGCCTCGTCCACCGCGAAATGCACCCCCTCGACCCTGGGATCGCCCTGCACGCCCACCACCACGCTGCCGGCCACCGGCTTCACGATCGGCCGCACATGGCTGAAGGCCCCCGAGCGGTAGGTCTTCAGCAGCGGGAACGCGACCCGCGCCCCGTCCCCCTCGCCCAGAAGCTGGTCCTCGAACGCCGGCAGGCGCGAGGCGGGGCACGACCGGTAGTCCGACCAGTCCTTCCAGCGGAACCCGTTCAGCTGTCCCTGCCGCGCCTCGAAGAAAGCGATCAGCGCCTCGAGGTCGTCGAGCCCGCGCATCCCCAGCCCCGCGTCATAGCGGCGGCGCGACTGCGCCCAGGGCGTGTTGCGCTCCTCGAAGCCGTTCGCCAGCGTCACGATGTCCGTGCGCCGCTCCGGACCGCCCAGCGCGCCAAGGCTCAGGTCCGCCGGAAAGCGGATCTCGTGAAACCCCATGGGACTCTCCTTAACGGTTGCGCTGGCCACGGCCCAGCGCCCGGCCGACCTGCGCCGCGATCTGGCTCTGCGAGCGGCGGAAGCCCTCGGCGTCAGGGGTGGAGATGTTCATCACCACCTGCACCGCCCGCCCGCCGCCCTGCGCCTCGACGCCGAGTCGCCCGTCCGCGCTTCGGACCAGCGGCATGATCGCCTCGGGCCCGGCCTCGCCCATCAGCCCCGTGCCGCCCCGCATCGGGAAGGCTACGGGGCCCGACACGACGCCTCCGCGCGCAAACGGCATCACGCGCCCCTGCGTAAAGCCCGCGCCCTTCGCGAAGGGCAGAAGGCCGCTCACGATCCCCTCGATCCCGCCCGCGACCAGCCCGCCCAGACGGTCCGTCACCGGGCGCAGCGCCGCGGTGTAGGTCGTCTGCACCAGCGACCGCGCCAGGCTCCCCATCACATCCGACAGCTTCTGCCCGTCCAGGATCAGCCCGTCGAAGGACCGCCTGAGGTTGCGGCTGATGCCCGTCGACAGCCGCCCCACGTCGCCGCCCGCCTCGCCCATCGCCTCGCCGATCCGCCGGATCTGTCCGTCGAAAGCCGCCGCCACGACCTGCGCGCCGCCCAGCGACTGCTCGAGCGCGGCAATCTGGGTGTCGAGCGCCGACACCCCGTCAATCTCGTTCATCGGTCCCTCCATCGGGATACTGCCGCGCCAGCGCGTCCAGCTCCGCCCTTCCGAAGCGCGGCTCGCGCGCCTCCCGGCCCAGCATCAGGAGAAGCTCCACCGGCGTCAGTCGCCAGAACTCCTCGGGCCGCAGCCGCAGCCCGGTCATCCCGGCCCGCATCAGCCCCGCCCAGTCGAACCGGCTCACGCCGCGCCCTCGCCCGGCACCGCGAAGGCGCGCACCAGCAGAAGCCCCGCCACCCGCGTCGCCTCGACCGGCCCGCCCGCGATCTCGGCGCTCAGCAGATCGGCCGCCGTGCCGCGCCACCCGCCGCCGCGCAGGCCCGCCACGATCAGCGCCAGCACGTCGCGCGACGAATACCGCCCCGCCTCGAACCGCTCGATCAGCCCGATCAGGTCGCCCGCCTCCAGTGTCGTCTCAAGCTCGGCCAGCGCCCCCAGCGTCAGCTTCAGCACATGCCGCTCGCCACCGATCACCAGCGCCGCCTCGCCCGCATAAGGGTTCGCCATCAGAGCGCCGTGAAGCCCAGCACCCCGGCCGAGGCGAAGGCCATCTCGTAGGTCGCCTCGCCGTTGTAGCTCCCCGAGAACTCGAGCGCGGTGATCAGGAACGGCCCCTCCACCACCCCGAAGTCGGGGATGATCACCTGGCAGGCCGGCGTCCCGCCCGCGAAGAACAGCTGCCGCGCCCGCTCGTCGGTCTCGGCGTCCTTGAACACGCCCGAGCCCGAGATCGTGGCCGACTTCACGCCCGCCCCGCCCAGGAGCTCGCGCCAGCCGCCCGTGCTTTCAAGGCTCGTGACGTCGACGCTGTCCGCGTTGAAGCTGATCCGCGTGGCGCGCAGCCCCGCGACGGTCTCGAACTGGCCGTCGCCGGTCATGTCGAGCTTGATGAGAAGATCCTTGCCGTTCTGCGCAGCCATCACGCTTGCTCCGTGCTGAAAGGGGTCACTCGTCTTCCACGCGCGCGCGGAAGGTCAGGTCGATGCGCCGGTTCCGCGCCGCGGCCACCCGCAGCGCCCGCGCCCGCAGGAACTGGAGCGACACGATCCGCCCCCGCGCCAGCGAGGGCAGCGGCCCGTCGAGCGCGTCCGAGACGGCACCCGCGACCGTCTTTGCCAGCTGGAAGCCCGCGACGTCGGTCACGACGCTCACCGTGAAGATGTGGTCCGACCCGCGGCCCGTCTTGTCCGACCGGTCGCGCACCTCCTCGGGGCCAAGCGTCACGTAGGTGCCCGAAAGCTCGCCCGCCGGCACCACGTCGTGGATCGCCGTGCCCACCAGCGCGACAAGCGCCGGATCGGCCGACAGCTGCTGGAACACCGCCGCCTGAAGCGCGGCCG